ACGTTGACCTGACCGGAACCGTTGAAGTCGCCACCCAAGTAGCGTTCAATGTCCTTGGTGGCGTACTTCAAGAGGTACATGACCTGCGTGTAGAACGTGTCGGCGCTGGTCTTGCCGCTGTAGCCCTTGCCCTTGCTTCCGGGCACCGCGACACTGCCCTGCTCGCTCATGGCGGTCAACTTCTGGCCGCTCACGGACGCGACCTTGCCGCCAAAGTTGCTGAGCGGATACTTCGCGTAGGCCATGCACGGACGGAGCGTGCCATCCGGCAGAAGAGCGCCCGGCATCGGAGAATAGCCGTCATACTGCGTGTCCGAATACCAGATGGTGAGATAGTTCGTATCGAACTCGAACTTATAGAAGCCAACGGTCGTGATGACGAACACGTCGCCATTCGAGCCATCATTGGCGTAATTGCCAGCCAAGCCCTTGATGGCCTTCACCACCGGCGTGCCATCGTCGTTCACCGCCACGTTCGCGTCGAACACGCGGAACGCGGACAGTCCCGCGTAATCGTCACGTCCGGCACGATAATTCGTGGACGGCACCACGGTCAAACCAGCATTATCCCCGACCTTCACACCATCCGGCGAATTCGAGAAACTGTAGAGCGGGAAACGCACGCCATACGTCCTGCCGTCACGATGCGCGGCGAAATACTCGCGCACGTTCGTCACGACCTTCTTGGCCGCGTCGTAGGCGAATCTGGATCCATTCGCGTTTTTCTGCGCGCGTTCGAGCTGGACGTAGTCGCTCAGGCGGATGACTTTGTCTGTGTCTACCATTTGCTGCCTTCCTTATGCGTTGATTGCGGAGACGGCCCAGTCGATGTCGGACTGGTCGATGTCGGAGAGCGGATTACCCGCATTGGGGATGAGGGTCGTCGGGTCGACGGTCACGAGGTCGGCGAAATTGACCGGATTGGAGCTGTCCGGCACGTCGAAGGTGACGTTGAATTCGTGGCGTGTTCCTGCGCCGACGGTCAGGGTGTACGCCCAGTCCTTGCCTGTTGGCGGGAGGTTGAGGGTGGCTACGCCGTGTGTGTCGAGGTTAGTTTTGAGTGTCTCGTCAACGACGATTTTCTTGGTCGCGGTGGCGAACCGGCTGGTCGGTGTGACGCTGATCGGGTCGTTGGCGAGGTCGACCACCCCGCTGGTGTCGAGTTTTCCCAGGTCGAATTTGACTTGTGTCATTTTTCCTCCTTGTTTTCGGTGGTGTTGAGCCGTCTCGTGGCTTCGGCGAGTTGTGCGCGCAGGATGGCGTTCTGTTTCGCGAGGTCGGCGATCTGGCGTGCGAGGTCGTCGATGACGGTGTTGGCGTCGGCGGTGATTTCCATTGCCTGTCCTTTCGTCAGTCGGAGGCGGTCATCGTGTCGATGCGGGTGATGTTCCGCAGGTCGGCGAGCGCGGTGTTTTGTGTGATGTGTGTGGTGATGTCTTCGAGTGTGGTGGTGTCTGGGTTGTTGTTGGTGATGGTGGCTCGGATGCCTCGGGTGTCGTTTTGCCAGATTTCGCCGTTGTCGGTGCTGTAGGTGTAGCGGAGGCCGAGGCGGTAGAGTTCGGCTTTCATGCTTTCTTTGGGTGGTCGGAGGTCGAGGATGTTTTGTGTGGTGTCGGTCATGGTTTCCTTTCGGTTAGAGGGTGTACATCATGAAGACGCTGACCCACCATGCGTCGTTGGTTTGGCGGACGCCGACGCGGAGGTGGCCGCGTAGGTAGTTGCCGTCGCCGTTGATGCCGGTGGTGTTGCTGGGGTTGGTGTTGCCTGGGACGAATGCGCCGCCGTAGAGGCCGTTGTTGAAGATGCAGGGGACGTTGAGGCCGATTTTTGGGATGAATCCTTGTTTGAAGTATCCGATGTCCCAGTAGTCGCCTGATTGGAATGTGACGGGTTTTCGGTCTGCGCGTTGTAGTTCGAGTTGCATGTAGCAGGTGTTGCCTGTGACGGTCATGTGGCTTCGTGGGTCTTTGCCGCTGTCGCCGCAGTAGGTTGTCCAGCCGTTGGCGGGGACGAACCAGTCGTTGAGGTCGGTGTAGATGACTGGGTCGATGCGGATGCCGTTGACGTAGATGCCGAGGCCGCCGACCTGTTGGGCCCAGCCGTCGCTGCCGTTGACGTCGATGCGTCCGGCCTCCATGACGACGCGGGATGCGCCGCTGTTGTATCGGACTACGCTGAGTTCGCTTTTGTCGGGGTTGATGCCGATGTTGAGCCGCCGGTAGGCTCCGGGGTCAGGCTGGTCGGTGTTGAAGCCGCGGGATTGGCCTTGGACGTACCATGCGACCGCTTTGGAGTCGTGGCATTCGAGGAGGCCGTAGACGCTGCCGTCGTCGGTGGTGGTGTTGCGCATCTCCAATCGCGGTCCGGACAGGGCGGTGGCGAAGCTGCCGGCGAGCATGTTGGCCTTGCCGTTCAGATGCACGGTGTTCTCGCCTTGGTCGTCCCAAAAATCGAGAGCCCCGCCCGTCAATTTGAATCCGACCTTGTCCGAGGTGCTGGACTGGATTTTCGTGCCGGTGATCGTGCCGCCGGTGATCGTGCCGCCTTCGAGGATTGGCG